TCGCTACATCGTAGCTACCTTTAGTCATCCACCATTGAGGTTTACCTGCAATGTTTGCAGCTTCTTTCATTACCGATCTAGTTCGGTTATAGTCCTTTTGAATCGACATTAAGTCGTCGATGGTAGATTGTGCATAGAATCTACCTGCCGGAATATGGTCGATCTTAGCAAAAGGAAATTCTCCGTGTTGATACGGATACGCAGTTTGATCTGCCATTGAAGGAAGTCCAACGGCTGCTGGATTTTCTAAACCAACCTTAGAAAGATCAAAGCCAGTTAGATCACCCATTCCTAATTGAGCAGCATCAGAATTTCCCATATCATACGTTTGACCACCACCGGCAGCAGGCATTCCCCCTACAGGAGGCATTCCTTGTTCTTCTTCTGGTGGAGCAGGAGTTGGATTATACATATACAGCAGTTTCTTTTCTGCGTACACGAACATCACACCTTGTGGAAAATCTTTACAAGGCTTAACCCAACACTCCTTGACATAACATTGCTTCAAATCCTTCTTGTCGTCGGTTTTGATGCCTAGTGAAGTTAAGAAACGACTCTCTAAGATATCTTTTGAAACGTCCTTAGAGCCTTCTAATGGTTTACCGTAGAACTGAGATACAATATCGTGGTCAACAGCTTTGGCGTTAATGGCGTATGGCTGTTCCTCGATATCCTGAATTTGGAGCCAAGGAACAAACAAATGGAATGGGGAGACAGCTTCGTAGACAATCTTCCCCATTTGTCCATCTGTATCCTTCTTAGTTTCATCATAGAAGGTCTTTATGTAGCCAGTACCACAAATAGATACCCAAAAAGTTGCTTGGCCCCTAATAATATTAAAATAACGAGAATGTAGAAGATAATCAGAGATAGAATCAGCTGCCAACGCAGCCGCACGATCTTTCTCCTCTGTAGAGGCCGGTACAGTATAAAACTGAGGCTCTTCCTTAGTTAGTTTGGTGATTTCAGTTCTGATAATCCTTTTGATCTTATTACTAACGTGACGTACTCGCCATCTTTCAGTTGGTTTGGGATCAGTGAGTGCAAATCCGATAACATTGCTTCCAGTGACGGATATGTTCTGAATCTGAATCCATTGTCTACCGAAATAGAAAGCAAGGTTAGCGTGCCACTGTTTCTCGAAGTTGACACGTTGTTGGGCACAGGCTTTAAACTTATCTTCCCATTTACTGATTAAGTTTTCGTCAGCGGTTGCCACCGGGAACTCTCTTTAACCTAGGGTTCTTTCTTTTAGCCGTTGCTGACGCATTTCGAGTAGAAGCAGCAAGAATTCTTGCTGCTCTATCTTTAGATACGTTGTTTTTAGCAGCAATTCTAGCTGCTACGGCTTTAAAGCCAGGATGTTTAACGCTCATGCATGGGTGGAGTTTTCGTATACGAGCGGCTCATAGCTTATATAGATTACTCCACCCGTTCCTCCTAGTTAAACTAGGAAGATGAACTGGACGAACCTGTTCCGGGATTTGAGCTTGACTTTTGTGTAACTGCTTTAGTACCTCCTTCGGCTGTAACTTGTACGGTTACGACCTTGTAAGGATCGTCAGGAGCGTTATCGGCGGCTTCTTTACGTTCCTTATCCTTGTCCTCAGCAGCTTTAACTCGTTCCTTGATGGAAGGTCCAATTGAAGCCGGTGGGTTAAAAGCCCACTTAGGAAGATCACGCTCGTAAGCCAGGTCAGGACGATTAGGGTTATTCTCAGGACCGTTAGAAGGCCGTCCAAACTTGTTAACCGCCTGAGAGAAAAGTTCCTCGTCAATTTCTTCTCGAAGGAACATAACCTGAGCATCGTCCGCTGTACGAATATCTGCCAAAGTAATGTCCGGCGTTTTACCCGAACCTCCTGGCGGAACATATTCTTCCAGAGCTTTACTCACGGCATCATCGGACTTCGGCTTGGTTGATTCCGTCGTTGCTGTCGCCACTCTCTACTTCTCCAAATAATTCTGAAATCTCATTTGAGACTTCGCCATTCCAAAACTGGATATCCCCGTATTCTGTTACGGTTAAAAGCCCCTCATCTTCGGTTGTGTCAGTAGTGTAGATTTTATCTTCATCAGCCTCCAAATGTTGCTGAAAGACTACTGGAACTGACTTTTGCTGTGCTAATACCAGGTTCGCTTGTGTCAACCGATGATTCGCTTCGATCAAGGACTTCACGGTATTCATCAAAAACGGGATTAGTTCTGTTTCCTCCAAATTGGACATAATCCAAGCCCATCTCCTGTTCCTCTACAATCTTCATTAAGTCCTTGATAAAGTTCTTAACACAGATTTGGCAGAGATACACTACTCCATCTGGCATAGCATCAAATCGTTCGTCGATGTTAAACCCTAGATCAACGAACCAACGACCTGAATTCTCTACAGTCCCGCAGTTAATACAACATGCAGGATACATGATTGGCTGACAAACCTTCATTAATATATACCTAAGTAATCGTCGTACTGATTTGCTTGTTTTTCTTCATTTACCATAGCCCAAGCATAATCTGGGGTTACGCTGCTTAATGCCGATGGTAAAGATAACACGTTTCCCATTGGCAAGTCAATTTCGTTATCAAGAGCCGGTCTGGAAGCCACGCCATAACGTAAAGCATCTAAAGCATGGTCATCCTTTTTCATTGGTACTTCTTTTGGATTCTTACGCTGTTGGAGCCTGGAAGATGCATACTTATCCCATCTATATCTCGGGAATTCCCAGAGGAGATGTTCACATCGTTCAGTAACAAAGAGTAGTTCCCGTTCGAGTCTATTTTGAATTCTAGCAATCCCTCCTCGCATATCGTTGTTACCAAGAGAGATGTAGACTCCGTAATCGGCATATTCTTGGAGGATCGAGGTTCCTGTGATTGGATCACGGTTCCTAATTGAAGGGTCACCAACAATGTATATTGGCCCAATTTCTAGTTCCTCTACTCTAGCTAGGTAATCTTCTGCGTTTTCGAATACCAATTTACCAGACTGGTATATTTCGTCGTAGACCACGATTCTTCCTTCAGTATCATAACAAGCAAACAAGATAGCTGTTGGATTATTGAGTCCGTGGTCAAGCATACAAAAGTGACCCCAGGATTTCCGATAAGTTTCCCAGTCGGCTCCTGTGAGAATATCATCGAGTAAGTTTTTGGACCGTAGACGATAGACAAGTCCTGTGTGGGAAATGTAGTGCCCTCTTTTACGTGCTTCTCTTTCTCCCTCAGATAATCCTTTAAGAGCCAATTCGAGTATGTCTGCTGAAACATAAGTATTCTCCGTAGTATCTACTTCAAAGACGTCGTAAGTCTTATCGTGTTTTGTTTTCCACGGATCATAAATTCTGTCATAAGTCCAAGACATATCAATGAGTGGAGTCATAGTCATCCACCATGAACCTGCTACATCTACTAAACGTAGCATACACTCATTGAAAATTGGTTCTGGACATTCCTCGTCGAACCAACAGAAGTCTCGACTAGTTCCTGCAAATTTCTCTACGTCCTGATCGTAACTCATAAACTCTACAGTAGAACCGTTATTCAATACTAGAGTTCTCAGTTGTTTTTGATAACTATCTTCCCAGGAGCCGTTAATCAATAGACTAGGTGGAATCCATTTCTTAATTTCAGGCTTAACGATCTTTTCAACACCTTGATCGAAGTCAACAGCTACAATTCTTCCATGAACCGGAGGCATCTTTAACTTACGATATGGATGTTTTCCCGTAAGCCAAAAAACTGCCTCCGTTCCACCACCCACAGTTTTACCTGATCTGTTACCTCCTATGAATAGTTTACCTTGCTTTTCAGATTTATGAAACCTTTCCTGATGAGGAAGCGGTTTGTAGGCAGCAATCGTTGGATTCTGTGCTAACTTTTTAATTCCTTCTGTAAGTTCAGCAAGAATCTCTACAGGGGAATGAACTCGTGCTTTTCTAGCCATCAGAAAATCAGTTTAAGACAAAGAATTATTACCATTATGACAAATAAAACGACGAAGAAGGTTGCCACTTCTTTTGGTGTCATTCTTACTAATCTCCCCCAACCCCGGCCTGTAGGGGTGCATAACCCCTGGTCAGAGGGCTTTTTCCGGCGTCGTGTAGCCCTACAGGGGCCAGAGAATTAATTAAAGGAACACAACTAAGCAAAGCACCACGACGACGGCTAGGACTGCTCCAAAGAGCACGAGCATCCACTGGTTATTACTCATTAGGAAACTGTTACCCCTAATCTATTAAGTTGCTGCGTGTCGTTGATGTCAGAAATAGCGTCTACCTTCTGACCTCCCTGGAAATTAACCAGCGGCGTTCCTGCAAGTTGGAACTTTTGGATTAGGAAATTAACTTCATCCTTATCTTTGCATTGCCGTTTTCCAAGGCCGTTGCCAACCCAATAAACGTTATCTTTCTGAGTAATGAACATCACGTCCCCTTCATCATGGAACATTGAGAGAGACTTAACTGGTGGCGGAGCTGGTTCAGGTGCGCCATCTAAATAACCATCTACCATTCCTCTAAACTGACCTAATCCAAATGGCGCTGTTCCTGTTTGTGGACCCCAATCAAAGTCCAAATCCCTACAGGGGCCATATGGATCAACTTTTCTGCCAGGACAGATGCTTTGATTCCCTGTCCATTCCTTATGACTTGTTACGTTCTCTGAATTAGGAATTTTAAAATGGGTTAAGATGGCAGCCGATGCACGTGCTCCATTTCTAATCGCCTCGGCTCCATATTGTTCTGATCCTGTTCCAGTGTTGCCGTAGCAAATTGCCACAAGACGATAGTTGGCTGGTGCAGAACTTCCACCTTCATTTGAATCAATTCGTCCGGTTGGAAGATTGAGAGGGCCTCCTTTGCCAGACGAATTAACTCCCCCTCCTGCCAAGAGGTTAACCGTCCCATCGGGATCAATTCCAATGTTATATTCAGGGGCGGCATCGTCATTGAATGTTGCATATTCCCAGTTGTTTTCTCCATTCGAGCCTGACGATCCTGTGTGGTGAATTACGATTCCACAAATTTCAATGAAGCCACCCTGAGAAGCAGAACGACCTTCCCATCCGTCCCAGAGTTTACATTTCGTAACTCCGAAATCTTCTAGAAGATCAGGCAAGTTTCTAGGAAGCCAAATGTTACCCATCTTCGTCTTTTCTTAAAGTCTCGTCTTTACGACGATGTTCTTTTTCAATCTCTACGTCCTCGTCTCCAATTTCTCCCGTGTCGTAGAAGTCACTCGCTTTCAGGTTGGACTTCCTCGTCGGCTCGTGTTTCGTCCGTTCCATCTTGTAAAATCACCTCGGTTTCTTCTTCCTCAGTTTGAGGTTGGGTTGCTTCCGGTTCCGTTCTTTCAAACGGCGTCCCTGGTACTTCACTCATTACGTCTATCTCCATTCCCGATAGCCAATAGGCCAGTTTGTTCCAATTCCGCAGCAACGGCAATTAGGCTTTCTTTCGTTAGGTGTTTAGCTAGAATTTCCAGTAGCCCTGAAATTATTAGCTGTAGGTTAATTATCTGCTGGTCAGCAGGTCTGTAACGATCCGTGTACTCGTGAAAGTATTTTACCGCAGTTAAATCACCGGCTTCAACTGAACGCATAATAGCGAGGCGAGCTTTTTGCTCGACTTCGTTATCCCATACCTTATTGAGTCTTTCTTCGAAAAACTTGTAATGGGAAGGCCGTTTTAAGAATCCAGTCCATTGTCTAGTTGTAAGTTGGGCGTCCTTCAATTTAGCTGCCAACGATCTTTTATCGCTTATATCGCAGACAAGAGTGACAGCTAAGGCGAAGTTGAGGTCGATTTTCCCTACAGGGGAATCATATACAGGTAAGCCGCGGTTTATTAGAATCTCTTCAAATTCTGGATCAGTCAGATATTCTAGCCAGGCCGTTTTTGTATTTGGAATAGGAGTAGATAGATTGTGCGGTCGATTGAGATTTAGATGCTGGTCAATTGATTGGATGCTTGGATACTTGCCATTCTGATGAAATTGTCGTTCTAGAAAGTCGATGGTTTCAGATCGGAGGTCTCTAGGAATCATTCCAAAACCCAGTCGGTGATTAAGATTGGACTTGTTGGATTTCGATTTTGATTCAGCTAATTTTTCTTTTCTTAGTTCTGAGATATCCAGATTTAGAATCTCATTTAGGTCCATGGGGACAGTATGTCCTTTCAGGAGGAAATTTTCAAATTTTGAGATTAAGAATTCTTTGGATTCTTTCGCTACTTTTTTATCTGCTCATTCGGAATTAAAAAAATTCTGGGGAGAATGCCAAGAGAAACAAGTTTATCTTCATCGTATAATACTGGGATCAATATATACTTGTACTATACAACAATATGGGAACCGGACAATCGCATTCTACAACTATCGGGGCATCCAATATCTTAGCAACTAAACTATTGCGAACGCAACAGTTGGATAGGTGGATAGTCGGGGTGCATGATGAACATACGTACCCTTACTAGAACGAACACATGTTTATTTAGGATATCTCTAATTTGGTATTGCTAT